TGTCTTCTTGCGTCAGAATACGGAGGTTCCACGGTACGTGCAAGCCGCATACGACTTCTGACCGCAGGGGATAGATGTGATCCACTACGTAGCGTTGCCCGGTAATCTGTGTTGATAGCATTGCTGCTTGGTATACGGACCTAATCTCCGTCTTCTGTTTGCGAGTTAACCATGTAGGCGTTGCTTCTCGGTGTTTACGACGCCGCGCTTTGTTGTCTGCATTAATAGCAAGACCATTTGCATCCTTCCATGCTTGCCGATATTTGTTTTTTAACTCATTGGGTGTAGAACGAGCTTTAGCAACAACTGCCTCTTTGTTGGCTGCGTAATACCGATTCTTTGCCTCTTTGCCAGCATCCGACTTGTTATACGTTTTAAAGTACTCTGCACGGGTTTCGTTTGCTTTTTGCCAATCAACCTTGAGGCAATCTATGCAGGCACCCTTGGTCTTGCGGGGGGCAACATGTCCGTGTTTACAAGGCTCCCCAGTGAAATAGTGAGTTGCTTTAGTCGCTACAGCTTCAGCGCGAGTTTTAGGTAAGTTTTTTGTTTACATTTACAATTTTGTGGTTTGACACAGGTAATTCACCACAGAAACTTGATTGTTAGCAACAGGCGTAAAAAAGGCTCCCGAAGGAGCCTCTAAATCAACGTAAGTTGTTGATTTTATTGGGTTTTATCAAGACGAACCCGGCGATCCATAAACACCCAATGGGTCTGAAACGCCAAAAGAATATCGTTCCCGAGCCTTGTAACGTTGGTTCCCAGTATCAAAGTCACCGTCCATTGACGTAGCCAGAGGCATACGGACAAAGTGCTTCAGACCGTTTGGAACGTCAGTGGTCAGGAACCATGCGTTTGTATCGGTCAAGAAGTGATTGACAGTGTATCCACCGGGAATGGAACCATTGTTTTTCAGCGCGTTGATATCGTTGTCGGTAGTTCCAACACGGAGGCTGGTTTCCAACAGACGGGTAGCAACGAACATCAAAGCAGGAGGAATGATTAGTTTCTTCGGCTTTGCAGCGATCAAAAGGCCACGCTCATCAGTCCATGCGGCAATACCAATTACCGCATTTTCCAAAGAGGTTTCATTCAGATCAGCACCCGTTGTTGGACGGTTAGCATTGACGCCACCGTTAACAAGTGGGTGTGCTGTCGAGAACAAAGAAACACCGTCACCATAGGTATAGCTAGAGGTAAAACCATTGTTCAAGATAGCAGCGCCTTTTACCTGTTTGGTATAGGCCATGCCACGGGCTAGGGACTTGGTGTACCGAGCCGATAGACTATCGTACAGGTTGTCTTCCATTGCCTCTTCGGTAATGGAGAAACCCATTGCAATAGTTTCATGGTTGTACCGTGCGGTCCATGCCTCTTGAGCATTGTCATAAGCAATAGCAGAACCCTCGTTTTTAACGGGGGCAGCACTAAAGCCAGCCAACTTGGTTTCTTCTTCAAAGGAACGCTCAGAAGACTCGGTTTCATAAATTTCTTTATGTTCCTCGCCATACCGTTCGTATTCCATACCGAACAAAGCGTTCAGACCGGGAAGCAACTCTTTAAGTAGCTGGGCGCGTGAAATAGCCATGATTTAACTCCTTATGCGCCAGTGGCAGAGTAGTAACCATGCAGTGCTTGGTTAAATTTAACCAATACTTCAGGATACTGAGTGAAAACAATAGTGGATGAGCTAGGAATAGCTGTAACACTGCCGGGGACTGCAATCGCAGCGTTAATCGTAACTGACGTTGCAGCGGCTGCCGCAGCGGTGGTTACAAAAGAACCTGTTTGAATGATTTGTCCATTTGCTGCAATGTAGGCTACATCTGTTCCAACAGGGATTGCGCTAGGCAAGCCCGTACCAGTCAAGGTAATCGTTGTAGAAGATGAAGAGCCAGTTGCACTTACTGAAATAGCAGACTCTTGTACCAAGCCAACCAAGCGCAAAGGCAAAGTGGTTGTTACAGGAGTAGCTGAAGGAGCCAAAACTGCGTTAGCAGAATTACCAGTGGTGGTACTACCCGTATTGTTGATAGCTGACAGGTTAGTGCCAATCATCGCCATAGCAGCGGAAGCAACAGCAGTGGTAGCGGAACAAACAACCGCTTTAAACACAGCATCAGGGTCATCCAATACATATGCTTGGCAGTCACCGGCTGTGGTGCTTGCAGGCCAATATTGAGAGAACAACTTTTGCTTAGTCGTTGGGTTGGTGTAAGTGCAGCCCAAGAAGATACCGACGGTCTGGTTGAGACCAGTGCCAGTAGAAACTGAGGCGCGGGTTACATTGCCACGGGATAGAACAACAAAGTCACCATAGAAGATGTCTGTCGCATAACCGTACTGGATGTTGTACATGCGGGTAGAACCAGCAAATACTTGACCTCCAATTAGGTTCTGCGGCAACAGCCCATAAGGTGCTGATACTACAGGATAAGCCATTTAAGACTCCTAAAAATTAAATTACCGTTTACCGAAAGTAACCTTTGTACTCCGCTCTTTAAAAAGCGGCATACGGGGGTCGTTCTCGCGCATGTAAGTGTTATCTACTGAGGCCATTTGATTGTCCGCTTGTTTGCGGTAGTAATCATCACGTTGCTCAACAAACTCCACAGGTGTTTTGCATAACATCAAACCACCCACAATGATGCTGTCTGAAAATTGACTAGAGTCTTTTCCAAACACATGCACTTCAGGATGTTGTGATGCTTTTACAGGTTCCCAGCCTTCACGGAACTTTGAAGAAATATTCATCGGATCATCAACGTTTAACGTGCTTAACCTAATCCATCTAAATGCATAACCCGGCTCTGGAGTGGGGTCGGGTAGCAACTGAGGCGGCGACCAAGCAAGGGGACGCTCCAGCATAGGACGGCTATCAGCAGCGCGAGTTTCAGTCGCACGAGATTCGGTATCACGAGTTGTACGGAGTCCAGTCATGTTCATTTCCTCATTTCTTCAGCAACCTTACGGGCATAGAGTTCCAAAGGAACTCCTAGCCTTTTGGCGATATTCACTTGAGTTTGCGACAGTACGACCTTTCGGGGAGCAGTACTGCGCGTGGCCGGTGCAACCACATTTTGTTTATTAGTGCGCTGAGTAGGAGCATCAGCGGTTCCCTCAGAGTCAAATTTCTCTGGAAACACTTGCCGCACACGGGAATTAACCCGTTCGTAATATTCATCCGAGTTTGGATTAACGCCAGATTTTACCAACTTGCTATGCAAGCCCAAGGCAAAACTTGTCATTTCATCATCAGACCCGAACCAATCATTATCTTTTTGCCATTCAACCGCCTTTTGATCGACGGGTACTTGTGGCGTTTGTACCACAGGATTTTCAGTTTGTAAAGGAGCAGGCCGGTAATTTTTTATCCGGTCTTCCTTCATCTTTACTGAAGTCAATTTTTCTTGGGCAGCAACTAAGGCATCTGAATCTCCAGATTCATAAGCGGCTTTGTATTCCCGCTTAACTTCATCCAGTTCTTTTTCGGTGGCATTTTTTGCTTGCTCAATTAAAACTTGGTGGCCCTCATGCAAAGAACCTTTGAGTTTTCGGTTCTCTTCTGCAATAGATTGAGCTACCCGAATAGCCTCTTCTCGCTCGCGCAAGGCTGATTCTTTGGCTCGCCGTTCCTCGTGGTAACCCTTGGTAAAGTGCTTGATCCGTTTCTTGGCGCTATCTGAATACGCCTCAAGTTCCTCATCGGTAGGGTCTACCGGGGCTTCTGCCATTGGTTTACGATTTCGGTCTGCCTCTGGAGTGTCGTCGATTACCTCTATTTCAGGGGTTACAACTCGACCGCCCTCGCGGGGGTTCTTGGCTTCTATTTCGTCTGGAAACTCAAATGTGGTTTTTTCAATTTCAGCCATGATTAAAACTTCCTTTGAATGCCGCGAGGGTCTTGAACTGTGGCTTCTACTGCTTCATCACTGATGATCCGCATTTCTTGGCCGTGGATTTTGATTCGGGTTCCAGTATTAGGTCGTACCAGAACAAAATCACCAACCTTACATGAAGGACCATTTGGGAAGCGTTTGGTATCTTTATAAGCATCTGGCCCTATCTTGATAACAAATAGCACAGGTGACAAAAGCTCTTCATACATCTGTGTTTGGCTTGCTTTAATCAAACCGCTGTCGTACTTCTCTTCAATTTCAGGCAGTACACACAATAAGTGAAATGTGGACGGCTCAGGAACTTGTTTAGCTTTCTCTTCCGCACTGTCAGGTAGTACTGATACTGGCCCGGTAGGATCAAGAGTTTGCCCAATTAAAAGTTCAGTCATTTTCAGATTTCTCCAGTTTCTTTCGCAGGTCTGATAGTTCATTCTTTGCGAGGTTTAGACCGTGGATAACCCCGCAAATTCTTTGGTACTCACCAAAGTCCTTACAGTTACCGCGCGCTAATGCGGCAACATAATGATCGTCATGCTCTTTGAGTTTCTTCTCAAATAAATCAAGCTCTGTCATTGTTCTTTCCTTGTTGTACTTTCATTTGTTCCCTGTGTTTTGCAATATCAACACCAATCTGGAACCCATCTTTTTTCTCTTGATAGGTTTGCTTACTTTGACTTTCTTTAATCTTGGAACCCAGTTTTAATCCCTCTATCTGGAAGTTACCTTCAATTTTGGCTTTCTCAAGGTTCAATTTATCTACATCTGTTGCTGCTTTAGCTGCCAATTGTTGTTGTTTAAACTGAAGCTCTTGCTGGCTAATTTGCAGTTTTTGCATTTCAATTTGCAGTTCCTGCTGCTGCATTTGCATCATTGGGTCTTGTATCTGTTGTTGCGCTTGTTGTTGTGCAACTTGACGCTGGTTTAAACCAAGAACTTGTTTTGCAGCTTGTGCAACCAGTTTGGAAAGACCCACCTCAATATCCTCTGGCAAATCTTTATCCGGTGGTGGCAAAGCTGCCCCCAACTGTTCTTCAATTTGAACTCGGTAAGAGAATGCTAAATGTTCAGCAACGTGAGCCGCTATAGCTGCCATCATTGCTGCCGATTGGGGAGTTTGGCCCATTTGAGCCATCAATACAGGGTCTTGCATCATTGATGTATGTACAGCAATATGTGCATCGTGGTCTTGTTTTAAGAATGCTTTGGTTGGTTTCCCGGTTAAGAAAGCCATATTCTCCGAAATTGGATCACGAGGTTTCATGTCATCTTCAATGGGGACAAGTTTCTCAGCGTTCTTAATACCTAAAACCTCTAACATCTGTCGATGTAAAACTGGCAAGTTATATATTTGTGGTGCGCCTTGAGCTAACTGAAGTGCAGCTTGATACTGCATGATCCGTTGAGCCATTGTTGCGCTGTTAGGATCACTGACAGGAATAACCTCAACTAAGTTGTAATCACTTTGTTTGGCTCTGCGGTCACCCTTTGCCGGGTCGTAATCATAATCAATAGGGGCATTATCTCCAATAATCTCAGCAAGAAGTTTAAACTCTTGCTTCATTGAAGAATGTACCCGTGCCTGAACAGCACTCATTGTTTTTAAAGTGCGCTCTAACAGTGCCAGCGTAGTGCCTACGGGCGCGTTGGCGCTCATGTCACTGATCTTCATATCAGAGATAGCGCCTAACCTACGGGCTTCGTCAGTAATTTGATTTAGCAATGCCAATAGAGTTTGACTTGGTTCCTTATATGGAAGAGTCATTATGTTGTCGCGTACTGTTCCAGACGCAACGTCTACATCCCTAAACTCACCCGGCGCAATGGGGGTATCGTCGCCCTTAATCCGTAGACCTTTTGTTTTCAAGCCACCGGGAAGGTTGGACAGAGTTCCGGAGTCCACCAATTGACGGATAATTGACGTTCCTGCCCTAGCGTATCCACCAATAAGGTTAATTAAGCCAAAACCATAGGGGCCGAAGCCGGGAATATACGTGTACTGGACAAAATGCTGACGTTTAATCTTAAACTCATCGTCTTCATTCCAATTACGACGAATAGCTAGGACTTCACCTGTGCCGCGCTCAATAGTTACTACATAAGGTAGAGCGATTCCATCCTCATCTTCATACCCCGGCATGTCCCAATCAACGTGAATCTCTAATAGTTGGAACCTATCGTCATCGGTAACGCTATAGCCTTGCTCTTCTGCCTTTTTCTTCTCTACATCAGTGGAAATGTGTACTGGTTCACCCAAATCTACATCACGGTAGAACTTGGCAACCTGTAGTTTGCGTACTTCGTTCTCGGTTTTACGCATTACATGGGTAACGCGCTCTGACACTTGGGCGCTGGATGCCCCATAAGGGATGATGATCTCTTCTGCCGGGACAAAAATAGATGTCTGCCGTCCAAGAGCGGGGTCTTTGTACACCTTTTTAAACGCAGCGCCAGCTAAACCAAGATTTAATAGCATTTTTTCATGCTCCGGGCGGTACTCTGGCATCTTTTCCAGAATCTGGTAGTTCATATCCTCTTGAACCCGGATAGCTGCCTCTTCCTTCAGCTTATTAATAGCTCCAACAATCTGAGTTTTCACTGGGCCTTGAGCCGGGAACGTTTCCGTGATCATTTCTGCCTGAAAACGGATGGCAGCTTCAGTTAAAACTGTAGAGTAAACACCACAAGCACCCTGCCAAGGTTCTGTACGCTCGTCGTACTTCATTCCTAGTACTTCTAAGCCCTTCACATAGGCTTCAACCCAGTCTTTTCTGGCTCCAATGTCAGCATCCACTAAACCAAGAAGGTCCGATGACAGGGTAGTCAGATCACTTTCATCCATTTCCTCTGCCAAGTTAGAACCAAACTCATCTTCCATATCTACATCTGGAATAAGGGTGATCTCTACACTGCCGTCGGACATGGTGACCATTTCCGGATCAACAATCTCAATCTCCAATGAGTTTTCTCCTGTGTCAAACTCATCGGGAACAATGTTATTTATCCCCAGAGGGGCTGAGTAAAGCGATCTATCCATGTTGGTAGCCATAAATATCCTTAGTAGTAACTCATTTTTTTGCGGAATCCGCGAGGTTCTTCGCGCTCATCTGAGTTTAGCCGAATAAACCCACCTTGACGAAATCTTATAATTGCTTGAACTGCTGAATCGTGTAAGTCATCGTGATCTGCGTTTGGGAAAGCAGCCATCTGATCACGTATTTCTTCAGCCCAGCGAGTCTCTGGCGCCCATACTTTCCCAGAACTAAACACATCAGAGATTGCATTTGTTCTAGCAATTTTGTCATTGGGGGCTGCTTTCGTTCCCCTAGTCGGCGTGTATTCAACAACTGGCACACCCATAGCTCTCATCTCAAACACAAGGGGAGCACCAGCCGCTTTGGCTTCAATAATACAAGTGTCAGGCTCCCACTCTCTGTGCATCTCCAACGCCTTTTGCTTTAGTTCAGGAAACTCCATACGCTTCTGAAACGAATCAAGAAGAATAACATTTACATCATTCTCATCGTCGTTCAGGTTAAAAAGTCCCCACGTAGTACAAGCCGAATAGTCACTACGCTGCCCTTTGGTAAAAGCAGTATCCCAAGATTGGATAATGTAAAAACAAGGTGGAGGATCATCCTTCTCCCAAATTTTCCACCACTCCCTTTTTATTAAAGCACCCTCTTCCGAGGTGGGGTTTTGTTGGTACTGAGCATTCCACTTGGAGGCAGGTAGTTCTTCTTTAAGTGCTTCTAACTCTTTAAGTGACCAGAATTCAGGCCATAAAGGATTACCAGAAGGCATGATTGCAGGAAACTCAATAATCTCCCACTCTTCGTCTTTCCCCCGAGACATGGCGTCTTTTAAGATACGTCCTACCAAATCTCGCTTAGACCACCTAGTCATAATTACTACGATGGCTCCTCCCGGTTGGAGGCGCTGCCGTGGACCAGATGTATACCACTCGTAAGTGTTGTCAAAAATTTCAGGGCTAGAAGTCGCTAATTTTGCTTCTTGTTCTGAATGTGGATCGTCAATGATCAATAGATCAGCACCCTTACCAGTGACAGTACCACCTACCCCAATAGCAAAATAGTCCCCGTCCTTATTAGTAGCCCACCTACCGGCGCTCTTACTATCTTGTCTAAGAGCTACATCAGGGAAAACTTTTGTGTACTGCTCTGAGTCCACAATGTTCCTGACCTTTCTTCCAAAACCAACAGCAAGGTCAGCCGTGTTAGAAGTCTGAATTACTTTTTTATCAGGAAACTTTCCAAGAAACCAAGACGGTAAAAGAAAAGAACCAAACTCAGACTTCGTATGCCGGGGGGGAAGGCAAATGATCAGCCTCTTTAACTTACCCTCAGCTATTGCTTCAAACTTCTTCCCCATCACCACATGGTGTCTACCATGCACAAAACCCGGCCACATCATCTTCACGTAGGCCATAAAAGACTTTTGAGCTTTCTCCCTATCTACAGCTTCTCTATACGTCTGAACCTGAGCCAGTAAAGACTCCTGCTCATGTAAAGGCAACTTAGCCAGTAAAGCGTCTAGATTCATTCTACGTTTCTGAAGTTGATGTAACAGGGCCGAACACTCCGAGCCTTCCCTTTCAGCCTCTTAAGAACTCCAAGTTCAACCAACCTATCCACAATCACCTTAGTGTTCCCCAGTCCACTCTTACCTCTCATCTTAGCTATCTCTCTAAGAGAAGGCGCAAAGTAAAACTTCTTCCAGAACGCATCTATACAAATAAACACCTCTCTCTGTGCATCAGTCACAATTCTCTCCAGACTATCCTCATAACTCAAATGCCCCCTGTTAATGCTCATAGCACCATTCATCAGTACAAGCAATGGTTTTTTAGCTTTTGCTTCCATTTTTTTAAAACACCTGCACTTGTCTGCACTTAATTTTCATTTGATCTTAAACGTTTCAGATCACCGTTGTTTTTATGTTGAAAATTAGTATTAACCATACATTTTAGTCGGGAATTATTTTGGAAATTTTTATACTACCGGGGGGTGTGGCGCTGGCAAAGGAAGGGGGTACTCTCTGGAATTTGGGATACTTTGAACGGGATACTATGTTCACAGACTAGGTACGCCTGAACTGTCAGCGGCCTCCCCCCCGGTGGGTGGGTCTACCTCAGTCGCTTCGGGCGCTTTCAATTCCGCCAGTAGCGACTCTGCATCCCTGCTGGTCACATCGGTAATATCGCCAGTCATCAGGGTTTGTAGCTGCGCTAGGATAGATGCCTTAGCCGTCTCGCTGCTAGAGATAGTCCGCACTTCCTTACGCTCAGTGAATGCTGACACTTCCGTGATAGTGCCAATAGTGCGAAGTGCTTGGACGCGAACGCTATCCTTTGTCTCAGGGTTTAAAGCTACTTCTACAAGTCCAGAGATGACTAATTCACGTAAAGCTGCCGGGGTTCTATGCTTACTTGCCTCGATTGCCAATTGATAGGCTT